GTGATGTATTCGATGATAGTTTATTCAAGACATTATCTATTTTTTCTAAAATCCCTACCACATTAGATTATAGTATAAAAATTCACGGTGATATTAACCCCGCGATAACAGAAATACAAAATTTTTAAAAAAAAAACAATTCTTGGGAAGAATTGTTTGATAATGTTAATAAACATCAATTAATAAAAATAAAAATACTTGCAGAATCATTTGAAGAACGCATTGATGTGATGTGGTTGGCATTAGCCAAAATTGTTTTAAATAATACAGAACACGTGCCGCATTTAACTAGTGAAGAGGTTCCTATACCTACATTAGACATACTAAATGCCAATAATATGTATATGTTAGATGGTGTTAATGTACATTTACCTAATGCTCAAAATATGGACAAAAAGTTTCAGCATGAATATGATTACATCATAAAGTTTGAAGACCTTTTTAATGCCGAATACATTCGAGATTTGTATAAGAAGATTAATGGCAAAGACATGCATTATTTACGATTTAAAGCCATAGAGAAAAATATTGCAATGCAGTATAGAATTAGTAAATCTGAGTTTTATCCAATTCTTAAACAAAGATATAATGCACTTGCTATAAACTAAATACTCATTATGAGTGATAATTTTTGTCCAGCCCCTTGGACCAGTATATATACTAGCCCTAGTGGATTAGTAAAGCCGTGCTGTGTGTCTAAAGATACATTAGGTAATTTGAACAAAGATACTGTGTCAGATATCTTAAACAATGACAGACATAAATTAATACAAAAAGAAATTTTAGAAAACAAATTACCTAAAGGTTGTTCGAATTGTAAAATAGGACCAGATAGTTTTAAAAAAACTATGGTAAAAAAATTTGAAAAATATCTACCAAATAAATCTTTCTATCAAAATGAAGGTAATTTTGAATTAAGACTTGCTGATTTACGATTTAGAAATACATGTAACTATGCGTGTATATATTGTGGCCCTGAACTCAGCTCACTTTGGGCTTCAATTAACAACAATTCTTATATAAACATTGAATCAGAGACACGCACTGACCTAATTGAATATATTTTAACAAATGCAACAACATTAAATGATGTTATGCTTGCCGGTGGTGAACCATTATTGATTAAAGAAAATGAAATAATTTTACAAAAACTACTGGAAGTAAATCCAAATGTTCAAATATTCGTAAACACTAACCTATCGCAAATTAAAAATAACAAGATTTATGATTTACTGTTAAAATTTAAAAATGTTTGTTGGATTGTAAGTGTTGAAGATATAGGAGACCGATACAACTATATCAGATGGCCGGGTACTTGGGATAATTTTTATCACAACTTATTAGAATTAAAAAAAATTGAAGGTCATGATATTACATTTAACATGGTCTATACCATACTAAATTATAAAAGTATTTTTGATTGTATCAACTTATTAAAAAATAATGGATTTGTTTCATTTACTATAACATATGTAAGTGGGAAGGCCGGATATTGGTTAGATCCAAGACACTTACCAACGGAACAATTAGAGGATATTAAAAATTTTTTAAAATTGAAAATAGATACTGGAACTGAAAAAAATACTTACCAAACTTTATTAAATAAAATTAATGAAGAATATAAACCAAACATCAATACTGTATTAGAGCGGTTAAAAAAATTTGATAGTGATAGGAAACTGAATAGCCAATATGTTTTCCCAGATCTGTATAAACTTATAAATATTCACTATGAGTAACGCACCGTCACTAGTAAAGAATCCTTATACCAAAACAGTTTTTAAAACTGATAAAGAACTACAGGATTTTATAAAATGCTGTGACCCTGATACAGGTTATCTATACTTTATGGATAACTTCTTTATCATACAACACCCTACTAAAGGGAGTATGGTTTATCATCCGTGGTCCTATCAAAAACGATTGATTGAAACCTATCATAATTATAGATTTTCAATCTCATTGATGCCACGACAATCAGGTAAATCAACTTCAGCCGCAGGATATCTACTCTGGTACGCCATGTTTGTACCTGATAGTACTATCTTAGTTGCGGCACATAAGTATACAGGTGCACAGGAGATTATGCAACGTATACGTTATGCATACGAAAACTGTCCTGACTATATTAAAGCAGGTGTAACAACATACAACAAAGGCTCATTAGACTTTGAAAACGGTAGTCGTATTGTTAGTGCTACAACTACTGAAAATACAGGTCGTGGTATGTCTATCACACTATTATATCTTGACGAGTTTGCATTCGTTAGACCAAGTATTGCTAAGGAATTCTGGACAGCTATCACACCCACACTAAGTACTGGTGGTAAAGCTATTATCACAAGTACACCAAACAGTGATGAGGATCAATTTGCTTATATTTGGAAGGGTGCTAACAAGACAGAAGATGATTTTGGTAACACAACAGAATTAGGTGTCAATGGCTTCAGAGCGTATAGAGCGCATTGGAGTGAACAACCCGGAAGAGATCAAAAGTGGGCTGATGAAATAAAAGCACAACTCGGTGAAGATCGTTTCAACCGAGAAATTGGTTGTGAGTTCATTATCGCTGATGAAACACTGATTAATCCAAATACATTGATTGCTTTGGAAGGGATTGAGCCCGTTAAACGTATAGGACAAGTTCGTTGGTATGACACTCCTTTAAAGGGTAACTTGTATTGTGTAGGTTTAGATCCAAGTCTAGGTACAGGCGGTGATCCGGCAGCTATTCAAATCTTTGAAGCAAACACAACTAAGCAGATTGGTGAATGGAAACATAATAAAACTGATATACCTAGCCAAATCAAACTACTATCTCAGATTAACAAATACATAGCAGAATGTACAGGTGAGCCCAACAACATCTATTACAGTATTGAGTGTAACGGTATTGGAGAAGCCGCAATTGTATCATTAAACGAATACGGAGAATCGGGTATTCCGGGTGTCTTTATTAGTGAAACTGGTAAAGGTCGTAGAGGATTCAATACAACGAACAAGAGTAAGTTAGCAAGCTGTGCCAAATTTAAAACTCTAGTTGAAAGCAAGAGAATGACTATAAATAGTCGTAGTCTTATCAGTGAGTTAAAAGCGTTTGTAGCACACGGGGGCAGTTATGCCGCCAAAATAGGTGATACAGACGATTTGATTATGGCTAGCTTATTAGTAACACGTATGCTACAACAATTGAGTGACTATCATTTTGATTTAGAGAACCAGATTCGTGACCATGATGAGTATATTGCACCCCTACCGTTCTTTGCGGTGATGAGCTAAGAGGTAAAAGATAAATACATTATGCCAAAAAACACAGAATCTTTGAATCGTTCACTTTTCGACCTATTGCATAGCAAGGGTCTTGATCCTACTATGTTAAGCACTGCAGGTAAGGAAATTCCTACCCCTGAAGAAGCAGAAGTTTTCCAATTTAACTTTGTTAAAGACGGAGAAGACTATGGAACAGTTACTATCTCTATTGATGGACTACATAAATTAACAGTTTATTTTGGTGACGAAGTAGCTAATAGTGAAAAAGAAGAATTAGAATCTGATGACATATCTTGGTATAAATTATTAAATCAATTGAAGAAGTTTTCACAAAAATATCAATTGAGTTTTGAATTACGGAATTTAAGCAACTTAAAGCACGACATGGCAAAGAGGGAATATATGAAGAAAAAAGAATCAATTGCAGAAGGTTACTACCCAATGGGCAGAAAAGCAAGTTACAGTGATGCTGTACCTAGCGTAAAGATTGTGTTGCAACATAGTCGCCAAATCGAAGAAGGCGAACAACGTTATCGTAATGTTGAACGTATCTTCTTAGAGAATGAACAGGGTGAAAGATTCTTAGCACCAACTACAAGACCTGGCATTGCACGTGTATATGCTAGACATATTGCAGAAGGTGGTATGCCACATGACGAACGTTGGAACCACATTGGTAGTTTATGTGAAGAATATAGTAAGATGGCTGGATTTGTTCGTGCTACTCGCAGTGGTCAATTTACAGAATCAACACAGAAATTGATTGCTGAGGGTATTAATCACTATCAATCATTGCGTGAGTCATTAAGTAAATTAGCAGGTCACCGTGGTTATAATGCGTACTTTGAATCATGGAGTCCTCCATTAATGGAAGATGATAGCGACATGAGTAACATCAACGAATTGTTTGTACAAGAAACAGTTGATCCACGGATTGAATCAGTAATGCCAATACTGTCTAAGCTACAGAAGAAGATTAGTGAAATGTCAGAAGTTACTGAATTAAGTGAATGGGCAGATAAGTTAATTGAAGGTGACGAAGATATTGAAGATGACCAAGCCGATGATGCGGCAGATGATGCTGAAGAAGAATTAACAGAAGCTCCTGGCGCAGAGACATTAGGTCATAATGTAAGAACGGATGCTAAGAATTTAAGAGCATTTGATTTAGAGGAAGAAGAAAGTCTAACAAGTAATAATCCACAAGGCGTTCCAGAAAGTGCTGAAGATAATCCAGTAGCCGGCGCTATTACTCGTAGAATATTATCACAACGATTAGACTTGTTAAAGAAGTACGGTCCTGTAGCAGTTACACAAGCTATCGATGACATTGCAGATTTCGTTGGTGACACTGATGAAATTGGTTCAAGTGATGTAAGTGGTTGGATCAAACAAATAGAACAAACATTAGGTGGAGTTGATGAAGGTATACTAAACACACTAAAGAAAGTTGGCGGCAAAGTGTTAGACACATTAGGTCACGAAGATGATGTGTTAAAAGACTTGCAAAAGAAAGCTGGCATACCTGCTCATGCACAACACGGTAAGCCTAACATGGCTCAATCTAACGAAAAAGAAGTTGATGAAAGTGCATTACAAGCATACTTGGGTGATAAGAAGTATGGTAAAGATGGTATGGATGCATTGCGTGATGCAGGTCGTGACCATGCTAGCGAGAAAACAATGCAAAACATTCGTGCCAAATATAGTAACAAAGAAGTTGCAGAAAAATTTGATCCATTGAAACATATTGATAAAGACAAACAAACTCCTGATATTAAGAAGGCAGCTAAAGATGTTAAGCAAGGTAGCTATGCTGACCGTGCGGCATTGATGAAGGCAGGCGGAGTTAAAGATGACCGCGGTCCACGTGGTGTAACAATGGCAGAAGGTCAAGATGACTTGGATACTATCAAACGATTATTGAGAAGATAATGCGTATTGATGAAGTTGTTCGTGTGCAGAATCCAATGGGCGGTGACTACAAGTCACAGCTTGATAGAGACCGTGCCGCTGCCGCAGTAAGAGCACAACGTCAAGCAAATAGAGAAATTTCCAATCGTGGTCCTGTATCTGGAGCAAAGTCTGGTACTGATCCACAGGGTGGTATGTTCACTCCAGGAGCAGTCACTACTAAATCTTATAACAATGCATTGACTAAACAGTTTGCAAGACCTGCAGGTCAAGGTAAAGGTTTAGATATAATGGGTAAACCATTACAACAACCTGTACAACGTAAAGTTGAACCTGCAACCCAAACAACACAACCCACACAACAAACACCGCAACCTACACAGGCAGCGCAACAAAATCAATCATGGGTAGGGCAAAATACTGATATACCCGCAGTGCAACGCAAACAACAAGCACAACAGGGTCAACCATCAACGACACCACCTGTAGTTGCAAAAACTCCGAATTTCAGTGGAGGTTCAACTGGTTACGCTACTGCGAATACTACATTCAAACCACCGGTAACAAAACCTGCACAACAGCCAGTACAACAACCAACTACGCAACCTGCGGCCCAAACAACTGCGACTGCTGGAACCAGCGCACCCGCAACTACTTCTACTACTGTACCGCAACAAACTGCACCACAAACAACCGATCGTCCTAATCCATATATGACACCTCAGGCAAATACACCAAGTGAGCCTGAACAACCGCAGACAATGCCAAATGAGCCAGTTAAAATTGGTGGACAAAAATTAAACCCGAATGATCCTAGTGATGCTAAGATATTGCAGATGATACAAAAACAATTACCACAAATGCCCACACCGCAAGTAGCGGCTGTAAAACAAGTAGCAGACAAAACTCTTGCTACACGCAGACGAAACAAGCCAAAGAAGCGTTTCTAAAAAGGGTAAATAAACCGCATAAAAATATGCGGTTTCCCACATATGGCATAAATACTATTGACATGAGAGTAAAGTACTGCTATACTTACACTTGTGTTAGACATTCATGGTGAGTGTCGAATACTAAAACAGAGACCATCTCAATTTTATTAAGGAAAATATCATGGCATCATTAGCAGACATTCGTGCTCGTATCGCGGCACAAGAAAACAAAACAAGCAATAAGGGTTCTAACACCCAATCTGATAACTCAGTTTACGCACACTGGAACATGGATGAAGGCACTACTGCCAGCATTCGTTTCTTACCAGATGGTAACTCAAAGAATGATTTCTTTTGGGTAGAAAAACAAATTATCAAACTTCCATTCAATGGCGTTAAAGGTGATTCTAACGTTAAACGTATTGAAGTACAAGTACCGTGTGTAGAAATGTATGGTGATAACTGCCCTATCTTGGCAGAAGTTCGTCCTTGGTATAAAGACGAATCATTGAAAGAAATGGCAAACAAGTATTGGAAGAAGCGTAGTTATCTATTCCAAGGTTTTGTTCGTCAGAACCCACTTGGTGATGACAAGACACCTGCGAACCCTATTCGTAGATTCATCATCAGCCCACAAATCATCCCAATTGTTAAAGCTGGATTGATGGATCCAGAGATTGAAGAATTGCCAACAGACTTCTTGCGTGGTCTTGACTTTAACATCAAGAAAACAAGCAAAGGTGGTTATGCTGATTACTCAACAAGTAACTGGGCACGTAAAGAAACTCCTCTAACAGAAGCAGAACAAACTGCTATTGAAGCGCATGGATTATTTGACCTTGCTAGCTTTCTTCCAAAGAAGCCCGGAGAAGCAGAATTGCGTATCATCAAAGAAATGTTTGAAGCATCAGTTGATGGTCAACCGTATGACAATGAACGCTGGGGTAATTACTATCGTCCATATGGATTAGAAGCACCAGCAGGAGCTACGGCACAAACAACAGCGACTATTGCAACCAGCGCACCCGTAGCAACTCCTGTAGCAGGAACTTCTACTACACCCTGGGATGAAGAAGCATCTACAACATCATCGGCTCCTATTGAAGTTCCAAAAACAACTTCAACGGATAAAGCACAAGACATCTTAGCGATGATTCGTGCTAGACAAAATAAGTAATACTTATTGGATAGGGAGCACTTGCTTCCTTCCTTAGGAACCACGATGACACTACCAGACGAACGCTACCGCGCCATTAAGCAAGGTAAAAAACTGTTAGAGGAACTATGCGACCCAGGTCGTACACCTAGGGTGCCGGGCATCATTAGAGATAGAGCTAGAGGTGCATTAAGACATTTCCCGCAAGATTGGGAAATTGATTCAATGGCAGAAAAATGTCCAGATATGCTAGACAAACAACCATTCAGCGTGTATACTAATGGCATACACAAATAACAAGGAGAATAATATGGCTAAGAAATTAAACAAACTAGAAAAAGTAAATGAATCATTTACGGTCAATCGATATGATAACGGCTTTATGATTGAAGTCGGTGGAAGAGACAAAGAGAATGATTGGAAAACTTGTAAAATTATGTGCGCTACTGAGGTAGAACTTTTTGAAGTAATCAAAGAAGCACTTAGTATAGAAATGGATAATTAAATGGGAAAACCTTTTGACGTAAGTAAATTCCGCAAGGATATTACAAAAAGTATTGAAGGATTATCAATAGGATTTAACGATCCTACCGATTGGATCTCGACAGGAAATTATGCTCTCAACTACCTCATTAGTGGTGATTTTAATAAAGGCGTACCTCTTGGTAAAGTTACTGTCTTTGCCGGAGAGTCAGGCGCCGGAAAATCATTTATCTGCTCAGGAAACCTCGTCAGACACGCACAACAACAAGGAATCTTTGTAGTCTTAATTGATAGCGAAAATGCACTTGACGAAGCATGGTTACACGCACTGGGTGTATCTACTGCGGAAGATAAACTACTAAAACTTAACATGGCAATGATTGATGAAGTGGGAAAAACTATTTCTATGTTCGTCAAAGATTACAAAGCATTACCGGAAACAGATCGTCCTAAGGTATTGTTTGTTGTTGATAGTTTAGGCATGCTATTGACACCAACTGATGTTAATCAATTTGAAGCAGGTGACATGAAGGGTGACATGGGTCGTAAACCTAAAGCACTGACTGCACTTGTTCGTAACTGTGTAAACATGTTTGGTAGTCTAGGCATCGGCTTAGTTGCAACTAATCACACATATGCTTCACAAGATATGTTTGATCCAGATGATAAAATCAGTGGTGGTCAAGGTTTTGTCTATGCATCAAGTATTGTTGTTGCTATGAAGAAATTGAAACTTAAAGAAGATGAAGATGGTAATAAGATTAGTGAAGTGCGAGGTATTCGTGCGGCATGTAAAATTATGAAAACTCGTTATGCAAAACCATTTGAAAGTGTTCAAGTTAAGATTCCATATGAGACAGGTATGAGTCCCTACTCAGGCATGCTAGACATGATGGAGAAGGCAGAGCTTGTTAAAAAAGAAGGTAACAGTTTAGTCTATACAACACTTGATGGTGAAATCATTAAGAAGTTTCGTAAGGCATGGGAAGCAAACACAGACGGTTGCTTAGACACAGTTATGTCTGAGTATGGTAAAAAATCAAATTCAAAGATAAGTAATGTATCATCGGAGGAGGATGTTACAGCATGAACTTAGATTTTGTTGCAGAAGTGTGGGACGCATTGCGTTCGCATATTGATTTAAATGACCGTAGCGAAGCGGCCGATTCACTAGTCAATCTACTGATTGATAACAACTACGAAGCTGAAGATATCAAAAATGCCTTTAAGGGCGAGAAAGAAGTTATTACTGCACTCAAAGAGTATATAGCACAGCATGATACTGAAGAATCGTATGAAGATTATGATGAAGATGACGCAGACGAAGAATGGGATTAAATGAACTGGTATACTCGTATCACACAAAATCTTGGTGTGATACCCGATTTCATAACTCACTATGAAGCTGAATTAATTTTGGCTAAACAAGAAGTCAAGATATATGGCAATGTTGAAAAGAACATTGCCGCTATCCCGGGTGTAACTGAACACCGTTTTAATCAACTGCAAGAGATTGAAGCGGTGCTTAACTATCTCAATATACAATTACGGAGAATTCGCCGAAAACATTTTCAAAAATATTTAGAAGCGTATAATAGGGCATTGACAAGCCGTGATGCTGAAAAGTACGCAGAAGGTGAAGATGAAGTAATTGATATGGAAGTGTTGATTAACGAAGTTGCCTTATTACGCAATAGATGGCTTGGCATTATGAAGGGTCTCGAAGCCAAACAATGGCAGATGGGACATATCGTGCGACTACGCACTAGTGGAATGGAAGATATTACAATTGGCTAATTATAACTTAAGCAAACAACTTGCAAATATAAATATCCGTAGTTCACAAATAACTAATAATGGTTATGGTGCAACGCCTACTATCTCGATAACCGGTACTAGTGGAGCCATCGCCGGTGGATATAGTGCTCAAACTATAAACTTAGGTAATTTAGAATTTGGATTTAATGATGATGTTAAAAAATACGAAGTCTATGAAATCAGCCAAGACCTATTAGCACTGAGCGTATGTTGGGCACGATATCGTAAGACTAGGGACACATTGCCGCACCTGCCTCAACCTACTATCACTAAACTATTAGACAGTGAATTGTTTCGCTTAGTAAGTGAAGACGATATTGCACACGCTAATATTATCCGTGATTATTACAGCAAGAAAATCATGGTATTAAAATTGAAGAATACAGGCTTTACCTCTTTCCGTGAAGATTTGAATACCTTTATTCACAGTGATGGTAAGATGTTTAAAGAAAACATGATGCCATTAGCATATCGTCTTCCTGAATTCTATGAGTATGATGTTGAGTTTGAAAAAATGTTATTTGATTTCAACAGAGAAGTTAAGCGCATGGATCAACCTCATGTCGTTGACACCAAACAATTGAAGTTTGTAAAACAGCTATCAGTCAACACTAAACGCTACAAGCGCAAAGAATATTGGTTTAGTGACAGGTCTAATAATCTAGTGAACATTAATATAGATACTAGTAATCCATTGATTTCATTGATGGATATGACAGTGAATAAAAATGACATTACTATTAAAGGCAAATTTAAAAAATGTTCACGTGATGGTAATGAGTTTATAAAAACTGATAACAAGTTTACATTTGTGTAAATATGATTAATGGATCAATATCAATTAGTCTCACGCTGGATACAAGGCAAGATACCCGGTAAAATACTACCCTGGCAGATAGACTTAGACACTACTAATATCTGCAATCAAGCCTGCTATTACTGTAACACCGAGCAATTCAGAAATGATATGCCGGTTTACCAGTCTGTGGAACAATATATTAAATTAATTGACAGACTACACAACTGGCGTAAGTATGACAGTAATGTCATAGGAACATTAAGTAATGTGATCTTTAGTGGTGGAGGGGAACCCACATTACTTCCTGGATATGAAGATTTATTAGAAGACGTAATTGATAAAGGTTATGTTGCCGCAATGAATACTAACGGCACAAAACTACACAAGATACTGACAATTGATACAGATAAACTAAAGCAAATGGCTTATATAGGTTTAGATATTGACAGCGGGAATCCTGATACATATGAGTTAATACGCAAAAGCAAAATGTCGGATAGTCCCTTCAATAGAGTCAAAGAGACAGCAAAAGAATTAGGTAGTAAAGGTGTTCCGTTAGATATAAAAGCATTACTCATGCCTGAGAATACAAGCCAATTAGAAATTAACAGTATATTTGAATATGCAAGAGATGTAAAAGCACGTGCAGTCCATTTACGCCCAATGGTATTGAATGGGCATAGTTTCATTATGAATGATGAAGTCAATACTAGAATAAAAATTGCAAGTGAGTTTTATAAAATCAATGCAGACATATCACTTGGGAGATATGACACAAGAACATATACACGATGCCATCAGATGTTTTTGTTTCCTAATTTCTGTGCCGATGGTAACATTTATCTATGCTGTGAGTATAAAGGCAGAGAAGATACTAAACTAGGATCTTGGATCGATGATGACTTTAGAGATATATGGTGTAGTGATAAACACAAAGAAATTTACGATAATTTTATAACAAGTTTCTGTAAACCATGCAGACCCAATTCAACTAATAATAAAATACAAAATTCTATTAATGATTATAGTCAGGTTATTAAGGGATTTATTTAAATAGATTTGTCTTTATCCTGCACAAACGTTGCATAATCTCTTAACCTATGCCAAAAGTTTTTACGCATATTATCAGGATATTGAGAAGTTAGTAAATCATGATTATGATTAGTTATAATCATTGATTTATAGAAAAACTGTTTCTTTCTAGTATTATCCCAATTATGTATATCTTTGCAAATTTCTACTATTTTTAATAATCGTTCAGTTGGATCTTCAATATCATCATATGATTCATCCCAAAAATCACTGAATGTTTTATACCCCATATTTTTTAAATTTTCTAATGTTTTATGTGGTCCTACTAAAATAAAGGGGTGTCGATGGACCATTGGTTTAAATATTTTTTCTGTATTAAAAATATCGTTATTTTGAAAATTGGTTTCAGTGACTATACTAATTAAACTACTTTGATAATACGGATCTATTGCACCATATAAACCAGCCATTTCAGATGCACCGACAAATTCATCTATTTGTAGTGGCAACGTTGCTTGTATAGTATCTATATATTCCTCAGTTAATTCAAATTTAGCAATCAAATTACGATCAATTGCTTGTCTCCAAACATGATCATCATATCCTTCCCCTATAGGGAAATTAGATTTAAGACTCATTGTATAGTAAGTATCCTCTATTAACTTATTAATATGCCATAATATGAATAAGTTAATACGATGCCAACGATGCGCCCTGTTTATGCATAAAAATGTTTTTTCTATTTTAGTAAAATCTATATTTTTTGTAAGTATGTCACGGGTAAGATTTTTATGTTCTGCCATTAATCTACTACACAACCATTCGAAATATTCTAAACAAGATATATTCATCCCTCGTTCAATTTGCTTTTTAAAACAATAATCTTTATAATATTTTTCACCGTTTACATTACCTGTTTGTAATATTACTTTTCTTAAAGGAATATCTTTTGTTTTTAAATATGCATGTATAGTGTCTAAAATATAATCATCTAATATAGATTCATTCCCCAAATTAAGAAATAAAAATCCATTTCTGCCTCTTATGCCATTAAATGTATGAATAGACATATTAGTTGTAGCTAATAAATCTACTTCCGGATGATTAATCCAATCATCAGGATTTAACCCAAGTGTAATTGGATATATAAAATAATCCATTTCTTTTAATAATACCGACGGTTTACATTCAAATCCACTAAGCTTATTAAAAAATTCAAATGTACCGTTATCTCTGATTAATTCAGATAATGATTGATTAAAATTTTGATTATTAACTAATGGATAGTTGATTGCAAAATAATCAAAGGCTACTGTTATTCTACTCATAGATGATATTTATGAGTGGTGGTCAAGGTTGACAATAATTGGACCCTGTGATACAATAGATGCTTATTCAGTCAAAAGGAGTTGTTCATGGGTTACAAAGTTGTTGCAGACAAATATCAGATGGATCAAATGCGTACCAAATATGGTCCTCGCAACGGTCTTGAAGGTCCGTTCAATTTCTCCGGTCGAGTGTTGTATTATGACAACAAAGAAGGTTCCTACTATGATCCTACTACCGACTTCTATGTTGAACAAAGTGAAATGGACCTAATTCATGCTCAATTAATTGCCAAAATTTGACAATAAATGGGCTTTCTGCTATAATAGAATCTTAGACAGTAAAGAAAAGGATTACGACATGACTACAGAATTCAAATCTTGGGATGAGTTGACAGTGTTGGAACAGGCTCATGCTACATATTGGGACATGTACAAGGATGCTTACGGAGTTCGTCCCCGTGGTATCGATACCTCAACTTGGACTCTTGCAGAGTTTGAAGCTGAGTTTGTAGTCCTCGGTCAAGCTATTGAAGCTGAAGAAAAGGTCCGCAAAGAGGCACAAGCCCGCGCTATTGTGGAGTTTGAAAGCCGTGTTACAAATCTCATGCACAACGGTACTAGCCGTGAGCGTGTTATTGCATGGTTGATGGATGCTGAAAGTGCTAACGGAGATTTTGAGTACTTTTGTTATACACAGGGCTTGCCCTATCAATATTTTCGCAAGGTAGCATAATTTGACAATAAATGGGTATTGTGCTATAATAGAGTCTTATTCAGTCAAGTAAAGGAAACAAATGACAAGCATCGTTCGCATTACTAGTGGTTCTTATCGCAATGAAACAATCAAAGGTGAAGTTTTCACACTGGTTAAAGGTTATCAACTTGGAAATAAAGGTGGTTTTGTGACAGTAAAAAATGAAGGTCAGTTCCCAGGGCGCGGCCCTCAGGTTCGTGTAAACGTTGACAATCAATCAATGATTGAATTTGTGTCAGGTCGTGATAGTGTCAAAGCAGAGACACCTAAAGAAACTGAAACAGAAGCAATGGACCGTATTGCATCACGTTTTGCAGTGCTTGATGAAATGTCTAAGGCATGTATCAGTGGTGAAATTCGTGCTATGATTGTGACAGGTCCTGCAGGTATTGGTAAGTCACACGGTGTGAACATTCAAATGGAAAAAGCAAGTATGTTTGACAGACTTGCTAGCAAAAAGGTTCGCTTTGAAGTTGTCAAAGGTGCAATGTCAGGTATTGGCTTGTTTGCTAAGTTGTACAAATTTAGTGATGCTAAAAATGTATTGGTATTTGATGATTGTGATATCTGGGAAGATCAGGATGCATTGAACGTACTAAAAGGTGCATTGGATTCAGGCAAGACACGTAGAATTTCGTGGAACAAAGATTCACGTATTTTGCGTGAAGAAGGTATCCCTAATAGTTTCAACTTCAACGGTTCTGTAATTTTCATTACAAACAAATCGTTTGATGCAAAGAAAGCCGGCAAAATGCAACCTCACTTGGATGCATTGCAAAGTCGTTGTCACTTTTTGGACCTGACAGTTGACAGTGAGCGTGACAAAATGTTGCGTATCAAGCAAGTGCATCGGGATGCTGATGGTGGTTTGTTTGCTGAATATGATTTCACGCAAGAACAGACAGACGAAATTATGTCGTTCATCTGGGACAATCACAATAAATTGCGTGAAGTGTCCTTGCGTATGTGTTTGAAAGTTGCAGACTTGGTTAAGATTAGTGCTAACTGGCGCGAACTTGCTAAAGCAACTTGTATGAAAGGTTAACCCCTGCAGTGTGCGTAGAGGCAGTGTCAATAAGCCCTCTTCGATAAGTTTTTTCATAGGCTCTTTCTTTCGGGGAACTTAGGTTCCCCTTTTTTTGCCTATTAATTTGCTTTTTGTCTAGTGTCCTGTTATACTTAAAGATGGACTTTAAAACACTACACGAGGTTGCCACTTGGATGCTTAGTAATATTCGATTGAGTAGATATGATGACCAGTTTGTAAATAATCTTACCCTTTATATTACTCAACACAATCGGATTACTAGTAATCAGGACCTTTTGTTCAGGAAGGTGGCACGTAAATATAAACGACAATTCTCTCAATTAAAAATTGAAGTAGAAGAAATATTAAACCGAGCCTGGGATGTTCCTTTAGTAGAAAGTATTGCTGAATATACCGGAGCTACAATCAAAATAGAGAATGACAAACTAATTCTACGTTCTCCCTTTAACAGAAACTTTTTAACAGCACTTAAAAAGAATCCTATATACACACTGCAATGGATTAAAGATAAACGGCAATATGAAGCAGAGTATAGTCACACTAATTTAAAAGAGTTATTGTATCTAACTGCGGATCATTATCCTATATTGAGTTACTGCGAAACAGTTGCTCAAATTGTAGATAGTCTTAGCACATATGAGAATATTAAATACTGGGTTCCTACTTTAGTTTATAAGGGGCATTACTATATTGCCGCAATGAACGAGCATTTATATGGGGCAATCAAAGACATTCTCATAACAGATGATTTAAAAACAATAGCAACATTAGTTAAATATGGAGTTATGATCGACCAATCAGTTAAGGATCATTTTTCAAAAACAGAAAACCCTGTTAAAATAATGCTTGCTATGAATTTTCAAATGGAAATAGAAATGAAAGATGCTTTAATAACCATTAAATGGTTAGAAGAATTTGGATGTGATGCTATCAGTGAACCCAAATCATTTGTAACTAATTCTAAATTAGATATACATAATACCTCTATTAAATTTTGTAAGAATCCTAAAGACTTGAAAGATTATAATAATCCTGTTATAGTGTATCAACGAGGTCACTTTTCATTAGTAAATGAAAAGCCAATGAAATTGTTTAAAGTAATTAAATTTGTAAACTCGGAACCAATAGATTTAGGGCCTAAATGAAAGAATGTAAATTAATAATAAAAGATGAAGTCAATGTAAAGATTGAAGGTCTTGAACTTGGTGATCGCAAAACACTAATGAAGATGTTTGAGTTTGAAGTTCCGGGCGCAAGGTATCTTCCTGCAGTAAGGTTGGGTAGATGGAATGGCAAAAGCAGTTACTTTGCCTTAGGTGGTAGCACATATATTAACTTGCTCCCAGAAATTCTTCCATTACTTGACCAAGCAGGTTATGATATTGAACTAGAAGATTCTAGAGACTATCAAACAGTATTCAGTTTCACTGAAGTGTCCGAGGCTACATTCAAACATAAGAACTGGCCTAAGGGTCATCCAATGGAGGGTCAGCCTGTTATATTGCGTGACTATCAGATTGAGATTATCAACAACTATTTAAAAAACCTACAATCATTGCAAGAGATTGCAACTGGTGCAGGTAAGACACTAATCACAGCCGCACTATCAAATTGTATAGAACAATATGGCCGTAGTATTGTTATTGTTCCCAATACAAGTCTTGTTACTCAGACTGAGAAAGACTACATCAACTTAGGTCTAGATGTAGGTGTATATTACGGTGGACGAAAAGAGTACGACAAAACACATACAATTTGCACATGGCAAAGTCTAGGTAACATGTTGAAGAACACTAAAGCAGGTGAAGCGGAAGTGCCATTTCAAGACTTTATTGAAGGTGTTGTATGTGTTATTGTTGATGAAGTACACCAAGCTAAAGCTGATGTTCTTAAATCATTATTGACAGGTGTGATGAGTCAGATTCCAATTCGTTGGGGATTGACTGGAACTATCCCTAAAGCTAAACATGAATCAATGTCATTGACTGTAAGCTTGGGTCCAGTTATCAATCAATTGGCAGCAAGTACATTACAAGAGATGGGTGTGTTATCACAATGTCATGTGAACATTGTTCAGCTACAAGATGGTATGGAATTTACAAACTATCAGAGCGAACTTAAATTCTTAACCAGTGACGATAAACGAATGCAAAAAATTGCTGAATTGTCCAGTGTTGTTAAGAATAGCGGTAACACACTTATACTAGTTGACAGGATCGAAGCAGGACAACTATTACATTTGAAATTAGAAGAACTAGGTGTATCGGAAGATAACGTAGTGTTTGTATCAGGCGGTACTAAAGGCACAACAAGAACCGAGCACTACGATGACATTGCTACTGCTACTAACAAGATTATCATTGCTACATATGGTGTTGCCGCAGTTGGTATCAACATTCCTCGTATCTTTAATGTTATGCTATTAGAACCGGGTAAGAGTTTCGTTCGTGTTATTCAAAGTATCGGTCGTGGTATTCGTAAAGCAGAAGACAAAGACTTTGTACAGATTTGGGATATTACTAGTTCATGTAAATTTGCTAAAAGGCATTTGACTCAGCGTAAAGCATTTTATAAAGAGGCTTCATACCCGTTTGATGTTGAAAAATTGAAATATAAATGATACAATAACAAAATGCGTATATTAACACTAGACAACGAATTCTATAACTTAGAAACACTCCCCGAAGAAATTGATGACTTGAGGTTTGCTATCTTAGACAATAGCAATCCAAGCAATGTAGATTATCATTACATCCCATTAATCTTTTTAGAAAGTTTCAATAGCCCTGCACTTGTATTAAAAATAGGTAACAGTACAATTAAGATGCCTATTGATTGGCAAATATTAATTGGAGAACAAGAACACGGTGACTTAGAAACATTACCATTAACAAGTATCAATGACAGGGGATTCAATTCATTTGAGTTCAATCCATTGACTAGCTTTAGTCCCACATTCTTGCCTATTGAGATTGTAGACATTTATCATGATGTAACATGGTATGCCCCTCGATTAAAGAACGGTCAATTCTTGTGTGTACCATTAGAAGATGGTCCTAAACCTAGATGTGTTTATTTTGTAAAAGAAATTAGTCGTAATTGTGAAATTGTAGATTATAGTCAGGCGTTTTAATATGTTAGATTGTTTAATTTTAGGCGATAGTATCGCGGTTGGTATAGCACAATATCGCCCTGAATGTCAAGTCATTGCTAAGGTAGGCATCAATAGTAAAAATTGGGTGAATAAAAACATCACCAAAGAATTGTCAGCAGACACAGTAATCATTAGTTTAGGTAGTAACGATTATAAAAAGATAAACACATTAAAAGAATTGTTTACAGTTCGTCAAGTGGTTAGTGCTAAACGTGTATACTGGATTGTCCCTGCTATTAAACCTGAGATACAAGAAATGGTTGACATTGTAGCAGACAAATTTGAGGATAAAGTTATACACATTAACAAAGTATCCAGCGACGGAGTACATCCAACAACTGCTGAATACAAAAGAATGGCCGGGGCAACAAAGTGATGGCAACTAAAAAAGCTAAAGCAACTATCCCTGCAGATGAAAAACTAGAGAACCAAGACTTTCCGTTGTTTGATGCACTATTAGCACTAGACAAAAAAGACTATGGTTACTATGACAGACTTTCAGAAGCACAACAAAAGAAGTTTGTACCCTTCATGCTTATCAAGTATCTAAGTTATATCAAGGGTTCAGGTGAGATTGCAGGATATTATTTGCGTAGTACAGATTATCATGCAAATAAATATTTCTTCAATGAAAATATAATGAAGAATCCTAAACTACAATGGTTAATGTTATGTGCAGCCAGCCCGGGATTAGGAAAACATTTCCATCCCTGGATGCCTCAAATCAAAGAGAAGGTTAGTAGTCTAAAAGAAAATGCTGTATTGAAAGATGTGAAAGACTATTACACTAAGGTCTATCCCAAAGCAGACGGTGGTACAATCACAGAGATATCAAAAGTATTTGTAGTAGAACAAAAGAAGAAGGTACATCTGGCAAGTGTATATCCAGACATGAAAATAGCAGACATTGAAGTGTTAAGTCAAACGGTAACAGATGAAGAAATTGAACAGTATGAAAGAGATAGAGGCAATCGGTAAGCTTAAATTTAAGTGTGAATTTTGCACAGGTGAGTATTTGCGTGAATCTACGTTACTCACCCACATGTGTGAATCTAAGCGCAGGTGGATGAATAAGGACTTGCAAGGTAATCGCATTGCATATCAAGCCTTCGTTCAGTTTTATAAAAAGAATAGTTCAAGTAAAAAGACAAAGACTTACGAAGAATTTATTAAAAGTCCATACTATACAGCATTTGTAAAGTTCGGCAATCATTGCGTAGATATTAATGCATTAAATGTTAGCAGATATGCTGATTGGTTAGTTAAAAGTCAAATTAGAATTGACACATGGTGTACTGACACAAACTACACTAACTATCTACTTGAGTATATTCGTACAGAAGATCCATTAGATGCTATTCATCGTAGTATTGAAACAACAATGTCATTGGCAGAAATTGAAAAGATTCAAAGCAGAGATTATTTGCGTTATGGTAATGTCAATAGAATCTGTTTAGAGATTACTAGAGGCAGAATCAGTCCCTGGATGTTGTTTCATAGTGAGAGTGGTGTAAAGTTTGTAGAATCACTGGAACACGGCCATGTTAAAATGGTGTTTGATTATATTGATCCTGAGAAGTGGGCACTAAAGTTTCATCGTGAGCCGGAGAATGTAAAACAAGTTAAGGAATTACTAAATGCCGGCGGGTACTAGGGTTCGTATACCTTGGCAGAAGGGTAATACTATTAATAATTGGGATGAAACTTGTATCTGGGCAATGGAACAATTTGGTTTACCGGGTGATAAATTTACTACACATGCTACTGAGGACTATATGGACTTTTATTTTGATAATGAACATGATGCTATTCATTTTAGTTTGAGGTGGTTATGATAAATTTTATACCAGTACCAATCAACGAACACGATCTAATATTAGGTAAAGACTTTAATAAGAAGTTTGCCAAAGAAATGGATCCTTACTACACGCCTTTTAGAGTAAAGAATCGAGACATACAACTTGCCAAAGAAACTTGGGAGTACGGTGTCACTGATAGTATTCAAGGTGCATCATGGAAGGGTGCAGGTAAAAATGTTGTAGATGTTGAATCACCTATTGCTGACTTTGATGTTAAAGGCATTAGTATTGGCAATATCAATAAAGGATTAACCACAGAAGCTAGCTTCTTACAAAATATTCAAGCAAAAAATGCTAGTTTATTTTCTAGTCTATTTGATAGTAAAGACTATATTGGATTGAAGACTATGTTTGTTGATCCGTATATGGCTAAAATTTTCAACACAAATAATCTGCATCTACTTACTGTCATACGTGAAAAGAAGACAAAAAAAGTATACTACTGTTTGTTCAAAGTAGAGCCTACTACCTTATCACCAACTGAGTTTATAACAAAAATGGCTCCTATTGGTAAATGTGGTGTGACTGTTCCTATGATTGCTCCTGCATATGGAAGAACATATCTATACAGTAACAAACGCAGGTTAGAAATTAAATTGAAAGGTTCAGGCTTGCGTGATTTCCTAGTTTATTCACATAATTACTAAGGTGGCAATGAGAGTTCAAAACTATAACGAAAAGCTTGGGTGGGAAGAAACTGATTCGGGTTGGTATGAACATGAGATACGTGTGCGAATGGATTTTCCCGCATCATACGATGAAGTATTGGAATGGCTGTATAATAGAATAGATAACTGTGAACGCCATGCTAGGTGGCGAATCACTAGAGGGCTCATACAACTTAAATTTAGGTATGAGCGTGATGTAATATTATGTAAGTTGAGTTTTTAATGAACCTTGAACACGAAATGATGGAAAAATTATCAAGTGATATGGCTAGAGAAATGGACTATGATATCATAGTTGACATGCTAGAGTATATTAGAGTAGAACTACCACCATTTGATAGTCGTTATCATGCTGTTGACATTGTTGATTGGTGCACTGATAACTGTACAGGTAATTTTAGAAACTATGGTGTTAAATTTGCTTTTGAAAAAGCCCAAGATGCTGAATGGTTTATATTGAGGTGGAAGTAATGGCAACGATACCGCATCTACAAGATTATGATGACGATGATCCTAAATTAAATTTTCGTAAAAGACGTTGGGATTATTGGGCGGCATTAAAGAAAGTTCGTGTTGAATATATGATAGATGCTAAGAATGGACAGTTTGATGCGTTTGATTTTGAAGATTACATTGAAGAAAAATATGGCATTAAGATGCTGATAGTCAATGGCAATATCACAGATGGATATAAAATTATGGACGAAAAGAAATACATTGTGTTTCTACTGAAATTTCAATGAACAACTCACCCTTCATCATAAACGATTTACCAAACAACAATTGGTCAGTAGAATGGCCTACATTTAAAAACATCAAAGATAGTGTAGCTAACATAAAATTGTTAGATATATTATTTGGTGAAGTAAAATGTAACCAGGCAGGATTAGCAATAATGCTTAATAGTGGTGAGTATGATACATTATGGATTGATGACATAGAGTATTATCAGGACACTAGACATGAATATGGTAATTATTTGGAACAGATGTATGAGATTAGAGGAGCAGTCTTCCACAAAGAAAGTGAAGCAAGAAAATTTCAAGACATACTAGAAAAAAAATACGTATGGAAAATATTAAAGGCATAACATGGATGTAATGATTGACATTGAATCACTAGACACAACACCAGACTGTGTGATTCTAACTATTGGTGCAGTATTATTTGACCCACGTGGTCATGGCATTATTGATAAAATTGAGATTCGTCCTACGATTGAGGATCAAACAGAGATTTACAATCGCAGTATCAATGATGCAACAATGGAATGGTGGGGCAAACAAAGTCCAGAAGCAATTGAAGAAGCTATGGGCGACAGAGACCGTGTGTCATACGAAAATGCAATGAATCAATTATACAAATTCTGCTGGAATCGTAGTAAGTGTGCATGGAGTAACGGTGCAAGTTTTGATGTAGTAGTTATGGATCATGCTTGGAAACAATTTGATAAAAACACACCGTGGAACTTTTGGGACATTAGAGACACAAGAACATTGTATGATATTGCCGGCGTAAAATTAAAAGATGGTGGACATGTTACGACACACAAAGCTGTAGAAGATGCCGAAAGACAAGCAATTGTTGTGCAACAAGCGTATACTAAGTTAATTAAAGTAGGATTAATGGAGACAAAATGACAATAGGTATATTTGGAGATAGTTTTGCAGTAGTTGATAACCACAAAAATCGAAGTTGGACAGGCCTATTAGCAGAGATATTAGACGAAGGATATGTATGCTACGGTGAACCATCTACTTCTATATGGTGGTCATATGAACTTTTTTTAAAACATTATAAAAAATATGACAAGATAGTTTTTACATACTCACATTATAGTAGGTGGAGTTATTTGCCTGAACACCTTACTAAACTATCTCTTATTAGACCTAAAGGTCATGTCGGGGGTTTTGATTCGCACGGTGATGACTCACTAAAAAAATATGTTGATATATTACTTGAAGCTCATCCTATATTGTATTCTGAGGAGTTACAATTATTTACATATCAAAATATCTTCAATAGTGTAAACAAATTGTGCAAAGATACAAATATAAAATTGATTAACTTAATGCCTTTTGAGCAAAGTTATGTAGATTTTCCAACAAATAATAAATTAGTAGATTTATATATAGATATATCGGAAGCATTCGGGCCGTGCTTAACTGGTTTAGCAGATGTAAGTTTTGGTGAATTATTGGATCAACGCGGTTTAGTACATAAAGATAGTTTTAAAGGAAAAGTTTTTGATAAACGAGCATCACACCTATCATTGGATAATAATAAAGTTCTGGCATCAATTATATCAGAGATATTTAATTCCGAGCAAACAAGACCAAAATTGATACAGTTACAAAAAGACAATAGATTTTTTAAAGGAACATTCTTTAATGAGAATTGATTCAGACATTGACATAGATTTTGGAGATAGAGATAAACTACTGTCTCTAATCAAACATACACCTGCATCAATGCGTAATATCACTCCTATTCGTAGACACAATACTGGTGTCTACATAACAGATATCCCATATGATCCTGTTAATAATATGTCAGCACTACATTATGAAGACGCAGAAAAACGTGGATATTTCAAACTAGACTTGTTGAATGTGCATGTGTATTCACAGGTTCGTGATGAAACACATTTAGTTGAATTGATGTATGAACCAAATTGGTCTAAACTAAATGATAGAGTATTTGTTGAGAAATTAATTCACCTATCAAATCACTATCAAAGTATTCAGAAGATGACTGAGCCAATTGATAGTATCCCTAGATTAGCAATGTTTTTAGCATTGATTCGTCCTGCTAAAAAGCATTTAATTGGTAAGAGTTGGAAAGAAGTGAGTCAAACTATATGGGACCGTGAGAATGACGGATATAGTTTCAAAAAGAGTCATGCTATAGCTTATGCACAGTTAGTCGTTGTACATATGAATTTACTTACAACATCCGTTTCACAAGCGTAATACTACGGCGTTTTGTCCTACGTTTGTGTAGTTCATTTATGCTACAAGCAGGGCCATGCACGATAGTTAGACTTTTATTGTGAAAAGTTCGTATATATGGCTTGAATATGATCCATTCATCTTTAAGGAATAAATTAATAGGAATCAATCTGTTAGATTCCCACCACCATATATCACCTAATTCTAAGAATTTCTCTTTAGCCATTGGGTCGATTATAGCACCATAATCGTAAATAGTAGTGACAACATCATCTCTATTCTGTACAATCCCCACATAATCTTGATTAGCGTAGGAGCACACGGTGATGAAGGGGTGGTTTTCTGTTAGTTTTGTGAAAAATTCGTTAGGTAACATTGTTGTTCTTATGACCGAAATATTTATCATCGGGTAGCCTGGCAATATATTTTGATAAATACGATTATGTACTCAACTCAAGTATTCGTTTATACCCAACGACAAATCGTTATTCTTTTATCAGGAAATTCCCCTAGGAGTTATATGCCCCAGTATGCAAAGCCACTCACTCTACACAAAGGTGTAGATAATCAAATTCAATTTCAGTTCTTAAATCAAGAACAAAAACCCGTCAATATCACAGGAAAAGAAATATCTTGTAGAATTTTAAATTCTACCGGTGTCACAGTTCTTATTAGAAAAGCACTTACTATTCAATTAGGTGCAACCGGTATTGCCGCATTGATGTTAAATCCCGGAGAGCTAGAAGAAATTGAGGCACAAAAATGTTATTATACATTAGAAATTCCAGTAGGCACATTTGATTACCCTGTATTTGTAGACCAAAATGCAGGTGGCCGGGGTGATATGAATATTGTTAATAGTATATTACCTAGCTTTGTTCCTAGCAATGAAATAACTATTCCTACTGGACAAGGTTATCCTAATCCAGATTGGTATTCAAATGACGGATCGTATGTACCTGATTCTAATTCGGTTGTATATTATACCAGTGTTTATACCACAACTGATAATCCTAGATTAACACTACAAGCCACATATACCGACTTCTATGGTAATGTATTGATTGAAGGTTCTACTATTGGTAATACAGACTGGTATCCAATTAGTACAATATATAGTTATACTGAAACAACAGACACATTCCATTATAACATTAATGGATTCCACCCATTCATTCGTATGGGGTTTGTGAGCAATGCGGGCGTAGTAACCAACATATTGGCAAGATAAGTATTGACTGTGTGACAGATTTATGTTACACTATGTAGATGTTCGATATTCTGTCTATAATTCCAGGCAAGAAAAAACTCACTCAAGGTGGATGGCACAGTTTCAATGCTGTATGTTGTAACCATCGCGGCCACAAAACTGATGCCAGAAGCCGAGGTGGTGTTCATTTTGATGGATCAATTAATTGGTTATACCATTGCTTTAATTGTGGGTTCAAGTGTGGGTTCACACTTGGAAGAAGTTTAACAAAGAATACACGACAACTATTAACTTGGTGCGGAGTAGATGATACGCAGATTAGTAAGTGGAGTTTAGAAAGTTTACAACAAAAAGATATACTAGACTTTACTCAACCTAAAAAGAAAACTAAAATTAAGTTTGACGAACATAAGCTGCCTGACGATGCAGAACTACTTGACCAAAATAATCAATCACACAAAATATATGTAGACTATCTAAAATCAAGAGGTATAAGTAGTAGTGAATATCCTTTCATGGTCACTCCCAACGAATCAAGTCGCATGGGAAATCGCATCATCATTCCCTATACATACAAAAACAAGATTGTTGGTCACACAAGTAGGTTCTTAGACAATAAGATTCCAAAATATATCAACGAACAACAACCTGGTTATGTATTTGGATATGATTTTCAACAACCCAATCAAAGTGTTTGTATACTAGTCGAGGGCATCTTTGATGCATTGAGTCTAGGTGCTTGTGCGTTAACTCATAACACGATTAACGATGACCAAGCAGAACTACTAGCACAACTTAACAGACAAATCATTTTTGTTCCCGACCGTGATAAAACAGGATTTGACTCCTGTGAGAGGGCTATTCAACTAGGCTATAGCGTCAGTATCCCACACTGGGACAAGGACGTAAAAGATGTTAATGATGCAATTGTCAAATATGGTAGACTACCTACACTACTCAGTATATTGCAGTCTGCTACAATGAGCAAAATTAAAATAGAAATGCAAAGGAAAAAAATTGGTAAACAAAACGGATTCTAAAAAACAAATTGACTATACCCCGGAAGTACAAAAGTACTTTTTACGAATGATGATGACTAACGCCGAATTATACACTCGGGTTATGAACATTATGAACAGCGAAAACTTTGATAAGTCATTGAGACCTGCCGCAGAGTTATTTAAAGAACATACAAACAAATACAAAGTATTACCAGATCATACTCAAGTTAAAGCAATGACTGGAATTGATATAGAACCTATCCCAGAACTGAATGAAGGTCACAACGAATGGTTCTTTGATGCGTTTGAATCATTTACTAAACGGCAAGAACTAGAAAGAGCAATTCTTAAAGCCGCAGACTTACTTGAGAAAGGTGACTTTAGTCCTGTTGAAAAATTAATCAAAGATGCAGTACAAATTAGTTTACAACGAGACATGGGTACAGATTACTTCTTTGATCCTAAAGGTCGTATTAACAAATACTTCAACGCAGGCGGACAAGTTAGCACAGGCTGGCCCCAGATGGATCGTATCTTATATGGTGGTATGAGTCGGGGTGAACTTAACATCTTTGCAGGTGGCTCAGGATCAGGTAAGTCATTAGTAATGATGAACTTGGCATTGAACTGGTTACAAGCAGGAATGAGCGGAGTCTACATCACACTTGAATTAAGTGAAGAACTAACAAGTTTGCGTACTGATGCTATGTTAACACAGATGGGTACTAAAGCAATTCGTAAAGACATTGACACTACCGATCTCAAGGTTAAGATGGTTGGTAAAAAAGCAGGAAAGTATCGTGTTAAAGGATTACCCGCTCAAAGTAATGTAAATGATATTCGTGCTTACTTAAAAGAAGTACAAATTCAAACAGGCATTAAAATTGATTTTGTAATGGTTGACTACTTAGATTTGGTTATGCCGGTCTCTGTTAAAGTTAATCCTAACGATCAGTTCATTAAAGACAAATATGTTGCAGAAGAATTGCGTAACTTAGCTAAAGAGATGGGCGTGTTATTAGTAACTGCATCGCAGTTGAATCGTAGTGCAGTCGATGAGATTGAATTCGACCACAGTCACATTGCCGGTGGTATCAGTAAAATTAATACAGCAGATAATGTGTTTGGTATCTTTACAAGTCGCAGTATGCGTGAGCGTGGTAAGTATCAGATTCAATGTATGAAAAGTCGTAGTTCAACGGGTGTGGGTATGAAAATTGACTTAGAATATGACATTGAAACAATGCGTATCAGTGATAGCGATCCTGACGGGTATGCGGATCAACAAGCAAAGTATAGACCTAGTCCTAGTCCAACCGACATTATGAATCAAGTGAGAGCACAATCTACGTTAGTTTCTACAGAACCTATTATTGACCAAGCTACAGGTGAAGTATTAGAACCCTTAAATAAAAAGGTCGCAGTAGACGTTCAGGGTTCTAAACTCAAAAATTTACTCAACAGTTTGAAGAGGTAAGACTAAATACTATATCATGCAAAAACAAACTCGCAGCCTGTTGGAAGAATTAGAGTCAATCGGTAATAACCGTGACACCAGTCACATTATTGAGAGCCGAGGTCATAACATCATTACCAGTGCAATTAATTTACTAGAAATGATTAACAGGCATTATACGCCTGTTCAGGCTGAAATTTTAGAGCGTAAGCTACTAAGTGCTATAAAAAATAAAGACCAGAGTAAATTTGCAAAATCACTAAAAAAGAATAGCAACAATGAGCCTATCTGAGTCCCTGTCGATATTAAAGTCTAAAATTGATAAATTTTCCATTAAAGAGGCTAAGGGACATTTAGACCATCCTGAGGATTTAATATTTTTAGACGGCACTCAAGGTGCTAACCGTGCTGTTCAAGCAAGCGTAGACACAGTTAAAAATCCAGCAACAGTCACAATTAAGTGGGATGGATATCCTGCATTGATTTTTGGGCGTGGTACAAATGGCAAGTTCAGTATTATGGACAAACATATGTTCAATAAAAAAGACTTATCAGGTCGTCAAGTATTCAGCCCCGAACAATTTGTTGAATATGATAGAGCCCGAGGAGTTGACCGTAGTGGATTACATCAATTAATTGCCGAAATTTGGCCAGGACTAGAAAAGTCAGATAGAAGCAAAGGTTATTACTGGGGAGACTTACTATTCAGTCAACCGTTGCAAGAACAAAACGGTATGTATAAGTTCAAAGCTAATCCCAATGGTATTGCATACACAGTTGAGGCAAACAGTGAAGTAGGACAGTTATTTAAAGGAAAACAAGCCGCTATTGTGGTACACCAGTTTATTCCTCCAAATGCCGCTACAACAGATGAAGCCACACCATTGGACGGTGGCATTGGTAGTTTGAAAAATAACAGTAATGTAGCTATTGTTCCTGCAAAAATGCCCATCACTCCTAAATTAAAGATAAGCAGTAAATTAGTTAACCAAGCACAATCTGATATTAAAAAGTATGGTCCTGCTGTGGATCAATTGTTAAATACAGCTCCGCAAGCCGCAACAACATTTCGTGGATTGTTTACTACCTATATCAATAAGAAAATTGTTGCAGGTGATTTGAATAATTTAGTAGATGGATTTATGGAATACTTTAATAGTCGTCCAATGACTGATGCTATGAAAACAAAGTTGACTCAGCACCTAGAAGCTAATAAAGCAGGATTAGTTGGAGCATTCACTATATGGGTTAGTTTATATCAATTGAAAATGGCTATCGTAGACCAACTCAATAAAGCCGCAGAAGCAAGTCCTGTGAAGGGCTATCTAGATGACGGAACACAGACTCAAGAAGGTTTTGTCAGTAACGGACTCAAATTTGTAGATAGAATGGGCTTCAGCCGTCAGAATTTGGCTGGAAGAACCTAACCAAAACCGACTTTTTTAATTGCTAGGCATAAATAAGTGTATGAATCTATATGATTCAAACATTTTAAAGGAAAATTATCATGGCAGGTTTTACAAGAACACACGGCGATGCACAACCAGTATTCGCAATTGACGTACAAAATGGTCCAGTAGCTCCAGATACGGCAGCTAACGGCACGACTACTAATTTATATGGTCCAGCACTTGACTTCTTCGGTTTTGACTTAGGGGCCGCTCCAACAGCACAATTAGGTGTTGACGAGATGGTTGCACAAGTTATGGTTTCTATCGAACAATTAGCTACAGTTGCAATTTATGCAGTTCAAGCTACCGCAAACACAACAAACATGTCTGTTGCTGTTTATCCAGTAGGCGCATACACCGCGGCTGCACTACAAGCACAAACTCGTGCTTTAGGTACAGTTAACGGTTATGACCTAAGTGGTGCTGTTGTTACTAACGTTGGTTTCCGTTTAGCTTCTTCAGCTACAAGCGCAAGCTAATCAGAAGTTTAACTTCAAAGAAATCCGAGATTTATTCTCGGATTTTTTTTGCCTCTAAATACACATATGAGTTTTAAAATAAGTTGCTATACATTATTTGATATCACGCAGACAGGTGTTATTAATCGTTCCAGACCCGGAACAGACGATGATCCTGAAGTATGGTTACATAGAAGAAACACGCAATGTAATTTTGATACAATAGTGCAAGCAGTATCATTGAGGTCACAGCCAGAGAATATTACTATTCCTGTGCTTAATAAAATTAAGTTAAATGAATTTGATAGTTTTGGTTTTCTTTTTGAAGAAGATATTGAAATAAATTGCTGGACCTTTGATTTTACTGTTCAACATGCCAGTGTATACCATGATGGAATAACTGATTTGGGTTCATTATATTCAGATTGTGACCAAGTTCCAATGATAAAGACAAGTAAAGCCTGGGATAAACTACCAGTATTTTTGGATAGTTCGGATGAACTTAGAAACATTTATTTTAAGGTGGTCGAAAATGATGAATGATATTGAACTAGAACGAAAATTTAACAGAATGATTTCTACAAAAGAAATCAATGAGTTGCAAGATGTTTCTATTTTTGAAATGACTAAGGATAATTATGTCGTATTCAAACAATACCGTATAAAGAAAAAGTCCAAAACAGACATTGATGTTTGTTTGACAAACGGAGATTTGGTGCATTCTTTTTCTAGTATGCGTAATGCTATTTGTTGGTGCATTTTTGACAAACGTGGCAAATATGTTATGGCTGATAGAATAATAACATTAGACAGGTGTATCTCTAATGAAGAGGTCCAAATGTCAATTCATAAAAACTTATTCAAAAAATCAAAAAAAACAGAGGATAAATTAATATTCCTAGCAAAATTGAACGAGGACCAGTTTAGACGCAGTACAATGCATCGAGAATTAGAGAGTTATGTGGGACAGTCTGACTATTGGCAGAAGCATCAGTTTAAATTAAAAACCGCACATTAAAGCCAAAAGTGATAAATACTTTATATTAGTCTTGGGACCACAACTATGAAATTAACAGATTTTGACAAACAACCAGTATACAGTGCTCAAAGAGCATTAAAAGAGCATTATGGCACATCCATTGATGTTAGCAGAATGACTTATGCACAAGTGCGTAACATGCTTAGTAAAGTTCGCGGCTTGATGAGTGAATCTAAAGAATCAACCAAGTTCTATGAAAGTACTGCAAACAGTTCATACATGAAACTAGTTTTTATGGAACAAGCATTGAGCAAGCAATTTGCTTACTTAAGCACACACCGCCCGCGTATCGTTGTCGAGAATGAGGAAGTAGAAAAGTCACAGACTATTCTAGCCGCACAAGATATGGTTGACTCTATTCAGAAGATGGTTGAGCAAGTTAGTGATATGATTGTTAAAGAACTTCCTGCATTGGTTGACTCAGTTCAATCTGAAATTGGTGTTAACGAGAGTTCTTCCTTCAGTCAACAAGCCACAGAAGCATTGACTTCATTACAAGCCGCATTGACACAAAGCCAAGGCACAATGAAAGACGCTGTAAATGGTATTACTGGTCAAGGTGATATGGGTGCATTTGACGGCGCCGATGATATGAGTACTGATATCGGTGGTGATTTAGGTGGTGAAGAAGATTTCAACATGGATGCAACTGAAGAACTGCCGGACGGCGGCGAAGAAGAAGTTGACCTAAACATGGGTGACGAAGAACCAGAAGATTTAGGTTCTGTAGGCCGCGCCAAAAGATAATATGAGACTCTTTGAGTTTGACACTAGTCCACTATTAGTTGGGTTGGTTGCAACGACCAGCCAACTAACCAGTGAAATCAATGCTGGTAAAGTTAAACCAAATTGGACCGTTCCAGAACTCTTGCAATATTATAGAGATAATGATATCATTATTGATAAGTCAGATTTGTACAACATGATTAAAAATCCTCCATTGAACAAATATATTACCAACATACAAGGTGATAGTATTGTGTTTAAAGGACAAACAGAAGGTGGCGAGCAAGCTCCCGATGAAAGCAAAAAAGTTGTACAACAAATGGCCAAACAAGCAATGAAATAAATGAAAAAACTTATGGTATGTGGCTGTAGCTTCAGCGCAGTCAGCACTAAAGAAGAATATAACGGTACAGCGTGGAGCGAAATTCTAGTAGATAAATTAGGCTGGAACTTACAAAATATTGCTCGACAGGGTTGCAGTAACGGTGGTATTAGAATTCAAATTGATGAGGTACTCAGACAAAAACCTGATTTTGCTATTATCACCCCTACCTCATATGACAGAATAGAAATTCCTAATTTTATTAAGGAAAAGACTAAACTTGATTTTAGTAAGTTGACACATATCTTGATGGATATGTTGTTGCGACCTGTAATATATGACACTTTTAAAAAAGATGATGGTAAGTCATATTACAAAGATGCAGGCTTAGATAATATAAATTATGGTAATAATTATTCTAGGTTGATAGTAGAAACCATACACTCATTGGCAGATAATCACCATCATCCATATAGACTTAATCAACCTGTCCTGCCTGAAGTGCAAACAGCATTAGAAATGTATATTAATTACATATATGATGGTTCTTGGAAAAGACAAATGGATGAATGGATTATACGAGATGGGCTAGTTCAATTACAAGCAAATAATATACCATTTTTAATCAACACCGGTTACTCATTGTGGCCCCATATTAACTATATGAAAGAAGCATTAACTAATGTGATTGATGAGATATATATATTGGATGATGATAAAAAAAATCCTTACAGCGTGTTTTGCATTATGCCCCCACCTGGCTCTACTCCAAAAGATCCATATGGCCCAAATGATCCCGGCTATCATACTAGCATAGAAGGTCAGCAATTTATAGCAGATGGATTTTATAATATTATCAAGAACCGTTGGGGCCTATAAATACATCTATGATAACACTGACCGATAAAGCCGCAAAAAAGGTTAATCAAACCCTTACAAAACGAGGTACGGGCGTAGGTATAAGAATAGGTGTTAAAACAACAGGTTGTTCTGGTCTAGCATATGTACTTGAATATGTAGATAATCCAAATGAAACTGATATAAGAGTAGACTGTAGCGGATGTATCTTCTATGTCGATCCCAAAAGCATTCCATACGTACAGGGCATGACTGTAGATTTTGTACGCAATGGATTAAATGAAGGTTTTGAATTTAATAATCCAAACGAGAGAGACCGTTGTGGATGCGGGGAAAGTTTCAGAGTATAAATGTACCTTGCAACAGTGACTTGTAATAGAGATTTTCAGCAAATGTTATTACAAGCTGAAAGCATTCAACGATTTTTAAATCCATGCAAGCATGTAATTATCATCAATGAATCGAATCCTGATTTAGATTTTTGGAATAGATGGTTAAAACCATATTATTCCCAGCATGAATTAGTAATTATTCCTAGAATTGAATATGCATATCCATCTAGTTGCATAGGAACAAGAGATGTTTACGGGGAGGTCGATCAGATAAGTAATGGCTGGAGAACTCAACAACTACAAAAAATGCTATTGGCATATAAATTTGAAGACGATTATTTATTATTAGATTCTAAAAACTTTTTTATAAAACCAACAGACCTTGCTGAATGGGATAATTGTATAGGCAGCGGTAGTTTTTTAGGATTTGGTTCAATGCATAATTTTGTAGGAACTTATAAAAAATATACAGAATTATTTGAATATGAACTTGAATATTATATAGGGCCACACACTCCCTTTAAAGTCAAACGAGAACCACTAGTATCAAAATGTAAACTAAGTGAATTGGGGTATCAATTATTTTATCCTGAATATAGTAGGAAGCCGGCTTCTGAGGGTATTTTTTATTCTTTTCTAGTACGTGATGAAATTACTCAACAGGTAGGAACACATTTTAAAAAAAATATAACTATATGGGGAGATGAAAAATCTACTCTTACTAAAAAATTATTTCAAATATTGATGGACAATGATATCAAAGTAGTTGGATTGCACAGAGAAATCTTATCAACTATGACTGAACAAGATACAAAAATAGTAGAATTTTGGCTTAACTCAACTGGAAAAATAGGATTAGGCTTTACTAATAAAATATACCCTATGCCAAGAGACTCACACGTATAGTGCGCCCTTTAAGCTTTACAACTTATTATAATAGTGTACAATAATACAATGTATATACCAAACAAATATAATTATGTCCCTTTACTTAGAGAAACAATCAACGGTTCTAGAAAATATGCTACACCGGATGGTGAAAAATTACCTAGTGTCACTACAATACTAGACTTCACTAAATCAGAAGAATCTAAACAAGCATTACAAAACTGGCGCAAGCGTGTTGGCACTCAGAAAGCTCAAGAAATCACTACAGAAGCCGCAGGTCGCGGAACTCGTATGCACAAGTGGATCGAGGATTACATAAAAACAGGAATTATCAATGAGCCCGGAAGTAATCCTTATAGCCAGCAGAGCCATAAAATGGCCCAATCAATCATTTCTCAGGGCCTTAGTAAATGCAATGAATATTGGGGAACGGAAGTTCCCCTCTATTATCCAAAAATTTACGCAGGTACTACAGACTTAGCAGGGGTGCATGATGGTAATGAAGCTATCATGGACCACAAGCAAACAAACAAACCAAAGAAACGTGAATGGATTGATGACTACTTTGTTCAATTAGCGGCTTATGCTAATGCTCACAATGAAGTACATGGTACTAAGATCCGTAAAGGGGTTATTTTTATGTGTGATCCTACTTGCTTATATCAGGAATTCATTATAGAAGGTAGTGAATTCGACAAATACACTGATATGTGGTTCAAAAGAGTTGAACAGTACTATACACAGTTCCTATAATAAAAATTGATAAATAAGTGTAAATCTGTAAAGAATTACACTTATGGCAATCATTCAAATCTCGAAAATTCAGCAACGATCAGGTAATCTGGTTGATTTGCCACAACTAGATGAAGCACAATTCGGTTGGGCAAGTGACGCCAAACGACTGTTCATCGGTAAAACCACTCCTAATGAAAACATCGAAGTATTAACTTCTTATTCTAACATTAGTTTTAGTCAAATTGATGGATCAGATGGTGGTAATTTTAATATTTCAACTGCTACTAGCGGTCAAGTTTTGACATATGTTGGTACTACTAACACATGGGAAAATTGGCCCAGCACTGACATTCTGACTGCAAACGCTAACTTCAAACTTGATTTGGGTGACGTTGGCAACATTAAAATGGATGGCGGCGCAACCGGTTATGTGCTAGAAACTGATGGTGTGGGTAATGTATCTTGGACTAGCAAAGGCACACTACGGACTAGTATTGTAGCTTTATCAAATGCTACACCGGTGATTATGACAGTAGCGAATACCACACCATATACTAATGGTTTGGCAGTCACTATTAGTGGCGCAAACGCTACCAATGCAAATACTATTGTTAACGGTCAAACCTTTTATGTAAAGGTTGCAGTTGATTTCCCCACATCAGGTAATGCCGCACTGTATCAGACTCAAGATTTGGCAAATGCAAATGCAGTAGTAGGTACAACTTTAGGTACATATACTGCCAATTCAGGTATCGCTACCGCACTTATTAGCGGTGGGGGTGTATCTAATGCAGGTGGTTCTGTAAATACAATTCAATTTAATAATTCAGGTGTACTAGACGGTTCTGCTAATTTTACAATCACCGGTGGTAGTCTAGTTACATTAAATGGCAATTTTAGCGCAAGCAATATAGCAGGTGGAAATTTAGTAACTGCTAGTTTTGTAGCAGGTACCTTAATAACTTCCGCACAACCAAACATCACTTCAACTGGTACCTTAGCAGGTATTGTTGTTGCGGGTAACATTACTCCAAATGCAAACATTACATATAGTTTAGGAAATAACACAAACAGATTCCGTGATTTGTATCTAGCTAACAGTACAAT